GGAACTAACCCCATGGCCCTGATCGTCGACACCAACCTCCTGAGCACTCTCGCTGCGATGGGTCTCGCGACCCTGCGCGAGCAGATCCAGCTCGTGAAGCGGACGAACCGCGAATACGAGCGGGAGATTTCGTCCGCCACGCGGTTCAGCACGGTCAACGTGATCGTGCCCGCCCCCATCACCGCGGTTTCGGTGACGCCCGGTGGCGTCCACCCGAATGACACCGTCGCCGTCACGCCCACCAAGGTCCCGGTCACCCTCGATCAGTGGTTCCGGGCCGCCTTCGACTTCTCGGACAAGCAGGCCGCCCAGGTCAACCGAGGCGTCGTCCCCATGCAGATTGCTGAGGCGATCCGCGGTCTCGTCAACAAGATCGAGACGAACGTCTGGCTCAACTACAAGGCGTTCTATGGCTACGCCGGCATCGCCGGTACCACGCCGTTCGCGGCCGACATCTCCGAGTTCCTGGCCGCCGAGAAGGTCGCGAACGATCAGATCATGCCGGTGGATCGGCGTGCGCTCCTTCTGGACACCGCGGCGAACGCGAACTGGAAGGGTCTGCGTCGGACCTACGACCAGAACTTCGGGGACGTCGGGGCCGAGCCCGCGTGGTCGCCCTTCGTTCCGACCCACACCTCCGGCACCTGGACCAACGCGGGCACCACGACCGGCACGAACGCCGCTGGCCAGGGGGTCGTCAACCTCACGGGCGGCACCGGCTCCATTCTCGTGGGCGACGTCGCGACCTTCGCTGGTGCGGATACGCAGACCTACGTCGTGATCGCGGCGACCGGAACCGCGCCCACCACGGCAATCACCGTGAGCCCGAACCTCATCGCCGCGAAGTCTTCGACCGAGGTGGTGACGGTGAAGGCCAGCCACAAGGTCAACCTCCTGCTCCACCCCAACGCGATCGCGTTCGCGATGGCTCCGATGCAGGCGGGCGCCATGGTGGCCGGTGCGGGTGCGACGGAGTCCACCGTGATCGACAACGAAAGCGGCTTGGCCCTCCGGCTGACGTACTTCCGGCAGTTCTACCAGGACGAGTTCTCGTTCGACGCCCTGTGGGGGTCTGCGGTTCCGCGGCCCGAATTGGGCGTCAGGATTGCTGGCTGATCTAGCGTAAGCGCGATGGGCGGGGGTTCGTCGGGGCCCCCGCCCCGAGCGCCTCATCTAACCCCGACATGTAGGGTGTTCGACATGGACTCTCGTCTCTATCCGGAAAGCACTGGCGGCTCGTTCAAGCCGCGTTACGTCAACGGCGTGCTCGTACTACCGGGGATCCCGCGGCAGATCCGCAAGCAGTTTGCGGTGGCCGACCTCGTCACCACGGCCACGGCCGCGAATCAGCTTTTCCCCGCGCTCCCGGGCTTCGGCTACCGCATCGTTGACGCGGCGTTGATCGCCGTCGGAGGCGCTGTCACCACGGCGACGTCGGTGGACATTTTGGGAACCAAGGCCGGCTCGGCGTCGCGGCCCCTCGTCGCTGGCCAAGCCGCGTTGACGCAGAGCACCCTCCTGCGGGCCGGCGCGTCGGGTGCCACGATCCTCGCGAATGGTGCGTCGTTCACCAAGCACGACAACAACACCTCGTTGAACCTCGTGCGGGCGGGCTCCGCGATCACCGTGGCGACTCACGTGGACGCTCTCGTCACCTACGTCGTCGAGTAAGGGCGGCCCTCAATGGACACGCTACGCATCCGTTTCACACCTGAGTTCGGCGGGCACGAGGGGCTCCTCAACGCCTGCGATTTCGACCCGGCGCGCCACATCCGTCTCGACAGTGATGAGCCGAAGCCGAAGAAGGGCGCGGAGAAGACCGAGGACAAGCCCGCGAAGCCGAAGAAGGGCGCGGAGAAGACCGAGGACAAGCCCGCGAAGCCGAAGAAGGGCGCGGAGAAGACCGAGTGATCACGCTACGACGCGCGCTCTGCTCCTTCATCCTGGCCCTGGTGGTCGGGGCCCCGGCGTGGGCACAGACGCGCACGGTGACCCTGGTCAACGCCGTCACCCTGGCTGCGGCGGGCACTTACACCGGCGATGTCGCTCGCCTGCCCGCTGGCGTGGGCATGCTCGCCGTGCAATCGGTATTTGTGCGAGCCGCGGGCGGTACCTCGACCAAGGTCTACATCCAAACATCTCTCGATGGCGGCGTCACCTGGATCGACGTGGCTCAGCACGCCTTTCTCATCACCACGGCCACCAAGGTATCGGCGGTACGGGCGGCGATCGCGATGGCCGGCGGCTACGTGCCCACGGATGGCACGCTCGCCGACGACACGATCAAGGATGGCCTGATGGGCGACCGTGTGCGCGTCAAGTGGGTGGTGGCCGGAACCTACACCGGGGCGTCGAGCATCACCGTAACCGCGGTCGCCAACTAGGCGCCCATGGCCACGCCGACCCTCGACGCCACGCCCGCGGGGAGCGCGGCGAACTCCTACGCCACGGTCGCCGAGGCGGACGCATATCACGACTCGCGGCTACACCGTGTCGCATGGCTGGCTACCGGCGCCGACGCAGCGACGAAGACGGTAGCGCTCATAATGGCGACACGCACGCTGGACGCTCTCTTCGAGTGGGCGGCGTGGCCGACGACCACTACCCAGGTGCTTCAGTGGCCACGGAACGCCGTGCCTCGCCGGGGCGGGCTCACCTACGTGGGCAACATGGAGATCCCGCCCGAGCTCAAGAACGCGACGGCCGAGCTGGCGCGGCTCCTCATCGTCGGGGACCGCACCGCGGACAGCGACATCGAGACCAACAAGCTGCGCGCGCTCAAGGCCGGTCCGGTCGAGCTGACCTTTGGCGATGGCGTCACGGCGAAGCCGATCGCGGATCTCGTCGCGGCGCTGCTGCCCCCTGAGTGGGGCTACGTCAGGAACCGCTACCGGTTGACGCGGGAGCTAATCCCCGCATGAGCGCCCTACTCATCGCTCTCGCGCCGTCTGCCCGGCGATCGGATCGGCGTAGGCCCGCGCGCCGGCTTTCGCTCTGCGGCCTCGGTTCCTTCCTCGAAGATGTCAGCGGCCTCGAGCAGCGCGGCGCGCACGGGCTCGGTGTTTCGCATGGCCAGGTCGCGAAGGACCTGTGCCAGCTCTCGGCGAAGACGTGCGACCACGCCGGGGACGTCCTCGATTTTGACGCTCGCCGTAATCACGTGCTTCCGCGGCGGGAAGCGCAGAGGGCGGTCTGACATGGGCCTCCAGGATCTCATCCGGTCCGGTGTCGCCACCGCCAACGGTATCACGTCGACGCTCCAGGCGGCCGTGACGCACGAGCCGTGGATCGGCAAGGACCAGTACGGGAAGCCCACGTTTGGGACGCCGGTGAGCCGTCAGGCCCTCGTCGAGATGAAGCAGCGCCTCCGGCGATCCTACACCGGCCAGGAGGTGATGCAGATGGCGGCGGTCACGTTCCTGGTCCCGGTGGAGCCGAACGGTGCCGCCGGCCGCCGCGAGCCGATCGACCCGCGCGACCGCATCACGCTCCCGGACGGTACCACGGGGCCCATCCTCGACGCCGCCGGACTCGCTGATCCGGACACCGCGAACCCCTACTTCCAGGTCGTTGCCCTGGGTGGAGCGACCCTTGTCACTTGAGGGTACCGACAAGCTCCGCAGTGCGCTCGAGGCCATCCGGCGGAAGCTCGCCCTCGGCGCCGCTCTCTACCAGGAGGGCCTCTACATCCAGCGGAACTCCATGCGGCGGACGCCGGTAGACACGGGCGCGTTGCGTGCGAGCCACGAGACCACCGAGCCCGCCTACAAGGGCGGCGAGATCGAGGTGGCGATCCAGGTCGGCGGGCCCGCGGCACCATACGCGCTGATCGTCCACGAGCGGCTTGATGTGGGGCACCGCGTAGGTGAGGCGAAGTTCCTGGAGCGGTCCGTAACCGAGGCGGCCGCCGGCATTGATGAACGGCTAGCGCGGCGCATCGCGAAGAACCTGGGTACTGTATGAGCGTGCTGAACGAGCTGGCCGCCAAGCTCGCCGCTCTCGGGGTCGGCACCGTGGGAACCGACATTTTCCTGGGGGCGATGCCCGAGGACGTGGCCGCGTGCTGCGCGCTGTACGAGTACGGCGGCACCGCCCCGGAGTTCGCGTTTGGCGCGCCCGGGATCGCGTTCGAGAACAACGCGGTGCAGGTGGTGTTCCGTGGGACGCCGCACGACTATGCGGGCCCGCGCGCGAAAGCGGAAACCGCGTATCGGGGCCTGGCCGCTGTCGAGGTCACGGCGCTCAGCGGCACGCTCTACCACTGGATTCACCCGATGCAGGCGCCGTTCCTGCTACGCCGCGACGATTCGGAGCGCGTCCTCATCGCCACGAACTACGCCATTCAGAAGGAGCTGTCCGCATGAGCCGCGTCAATCTGCCGCGAGTCCCGGTTGATAGCGGACAGCCGGGGTGGTCCTTCTGGAGGTTGGACGGCCGTCCGGAGGCTGTCGTGGTGCGCTGTGCTCACTGCAAGAGCATGGGCATGCTGACGAAGCACAGCATCGATCTCTGCGGCGAGGTGAACGCATCAATCTTCTGCTGCGACGCGGGTCACATATTTGCCGTTCTTGACGACTGGCCATCGAATCTCAGAAAGCAGGCCGGGGCAATGTGTGTGGAGCAAATCGCATGAGCACCCCCCTCCTGGGCCCGGACGGGAAGCCCGTGGTTCGCGCCGCGGTCTCATCCGACTGCCCCCACTGCAAGGCCCCGATCGGACGCCGTCGTGTCGTCAACGGGTTCGGTGAACCACAGGTGTGCTGTGGCACGTGTGGGTACGACTTTCCCCCGGGCACCCCGGTGCCGAAGGAGGCCGCTTGAAGGGCGCCGACTACATCGCGGTACGACGGCTCACGCTTCGCGAGGATGGTGACAAGCCGGGCAAGGACAGGTGGAGCGTCCTCGCCGAGGCTGGTGAGACCTGCGAGCGGATCCCGCAGCAGTTCCTCGCCGACTGCATCGCGTGCGGCGACATCCGGCCAGCGTCGGAGGGCACCGCGCCCACCGCCGACAACGTGCGCGAGGCCAACGCGAGACGGAAGCGCGCGACGGCCCCCACGGAAGTGAAGGAGTAGGACCTGTGGCCCAAGGAAAGTACGGCTCGCCCTCGTGGTGGTTCCTCGTCGCCGGCTTTAACATGCTGGCGAACAAGCTCCAGGACCTGCGCTACAAGGTGACGTCCCTCCTCGAGCAGACGGATGGAGGCGGCGATTCCTGGCAGGAGCACACGCCCACGGGCGTCGCCATGCTCGAGGTGTCCCAGGACGGCGCCTACTTCGACACCACGAGCGGGAACGTCCACGACGCCATGGCGGCCCAGCCCGGCGGGCTCGGCCCGCAATCGGCGGCTCGCGTGGCCACGCTCGGCTACGAGGGCATGGCCATCGGCTCCCGGTTCATCGGCGTACAGGGCACCTACAACCACGAGTACGAGGTCCTCGGCAGCGTCGGCAAGCTCCAGCGCGCCAACGTCGGCTACAAGGTGAGCGGCCAAGTCGACGAGGGGATCATCCTCCATACGACCACCGCGCCGGAGACCGCGGACGCCAACACCGAGGCATCCTCCGTGGACAACACGACGGTGCCACAGCGCGCGATCCCGATCACGTCCTCGGCCACGAACGACCGCATCACCTGCCCGGTGCCCCACGGTCTTACCGCGGGCGACACCGTGCTGATCTCGGGGCACGCGGGGAGTACGCCGAACATCAACTCGGAGCAGACGGTGGCCTCGGTCATCGATGCTCTGACGTTCCAGATCGCCACCGACATCACCGTTGGCGGTACCGGCGGCTCGTTCGTGCGGGGCGAGACGAACCAGGGCGGCGTCGCCTACCTCGAGTGGACCAACCTCGCCCTTGGCGGCCACAGCGGGGCGCTCGTCACGATCCGGCACTCCGTCAACAACTCCACGTTCGTCGACCTCGTGGCCATGACGTCGGCCACCGCGGCGCGAGGAGCGGAGCGCAAGACGGTCGCGGGCGAGGTCCGACGCTACCTCGCACAAGCGGTGGATTTCCAGGGGGCGGGCAGCCCCTCGATGTCGTACATGGCGGGGTGCGCCCGCAACTAGGAGGAAGGCATGGCGGCAGGGAAACAGGGTTCGAGCGGCGTCGTCATCACCTATGACGATGCCCCGGGCGGGACGCCCCGCACGATGACGGCGTTCATCCGCGAGATCGGCGGCATCAAGGTCGAGGCGATCACGCAGCAGTCCAACCCGTTCGGCACGTCGTGGGAAGAGCACACGCCGAGCGGGATGGCGAAGACCAACGACGTCACCGTCCACGGGTTCTTCGACACCACGGCCATCACGGGCCAGCACGTCGTATTCCAGATCCAGTCCGGCGACCGTGATCCGCAGGGCTTGCTTCGCACGTTCACGTTCTCGCCAGGGGACAGCAAAACCTTCACCTCGGAGACGCGCCTGCTGAGCTACGAGGTGCTCGGCAAGAACGGCAACCTCACCGAGTACGAGGCGGTCATCCGCTTCAGCGGCGCTGGCGCCTGGTCGTAGGCCCCATTCCGTACCGCGGTCCGGGTGCCGTCGAGAGGGGACGTCGCCCGGGCCGCACCTTTAACCCTCTCTTAGAGGAGATCGAGCATGTTTGTCGGCAAGGTCGAAAAAGAGATCACGGTCGGAGACGGGACGCTCACGATCCGCAAGCTCTCCGCGAAGAAGCTCCAGAAGGCCCGTGACGCGCGCTCCCTGGCCCAGGCCGAGGGGCTCAAGGTCATGGGCGGCGACGTGCTCAAGGCGATGTTCCGTAGCGACGAGGCCAAGGCGCTCAGCGCAGAGCGACCCAAGCTCACGCCGGAGGAAGAGCGCAAGGCGTTCTGCGCGGCCCACGATCGCGGCGTGATCCTGACCCTCGGCATCGTCTCGTGGTCCTGGGGACCGCTTCCGGACGACCCGCTCGACTTCGTAGACGACGAGACGGCGGACGAGATCCACCGGACCATCCTCGACTACGCGGTGCCACCGAAGGCGGCCGAGGTCCCAAAAGGCGACGCCTAGCCCTACATCAACTGCTCTCCGATGAGACTCCGCACGATCCCGACATTCACCGGCTGTGGGCGGTCGCCATCGTCGCGCGGACGTTCGGGGTCCTGCCGTCTGTCGCAGCCCGGGCCATGGAGAACGATCCGGAGGGCCTCGACCTCGTGTGCGTGCCGCTCCTGCACTACGGAGACGCATTCCACGCCTACCGGAAGAACAGCAAGGCGGCGATGGACGCGTGGAAGAACGACCCCCTCATGGCCGAGGTGCAGCAACGTGAGTTCGAAGCCGCCGCTGGCGCCCTGGGCGTCTCGCTTGAGCCGGACGAGGGAGAGCCTGGCCCTGACGGCTAGCGCACGCCAGCGGGCCGGCGAACCCCGTAGCTACGGCTCGTGGGGGGCATCGTAGATGGCGGCCATCACGGTAGCAGAACTCCAGGCGATTCTGACCCTGCGCGATTCCTTGTCCCCGGCGCTCAAGCAAGTCGAGGCCAACGTCCAGGGCTCCGCGGTGTCCTTCGGCTTCCTGGAGCGCATCGGGCAACGGGCATTCGATGCCCTGCTCGTCGGTGCGCGAGCGGTCGTGTCCGGTATCGTGGGCCTTGCTGGTGCAGCCATCCAAGCGGCCGGGGACTTCGAGCAGACGAACATCGCGTTCACCACCATGCTCGGCTCCGGGGAGGACGCGGCAAAGTTCCTCAAAGAGCTTCAGGACTTTGCGGCGGCTACACCCTTCGAGTTCCCCGACCTGGTGCAGGCATCGCAGAAACTCCTCGCCATGGGCTTCGCGGCCAAGAACGTGATCCCGATCATGACCGCCATCGGGGACGCTGCCGCCGGGCTTGGCGGCGGCGCCGCGATGATCGACCGGCTCACGCTCGCCATCGGCCAGATGCAGGCCAAGGGCAAGGTGGCGGGCGGCGAGATGCGCCAGCTCGCGGAGGCGGGCATCCCAGCCTGGAAGTTCCTTGCCGACGCCATCGGGGTCTCGATTCCCGAGGCCATGAAACTGGTGGAGAAGGGAGCCGTCTCCTCGGCCACTGGCATCACCGCGATTCTGAAGGGCATGGGCACCAACTTCGAGGGCCTGATGGAGCAGCAGTCGCAGACGCTCCTCGGGAAGTGGTCGACGCTCAAGGACAACGTCGGGTTCATCATGCGCGACCTCGGGGCGGCGCTGATCCCCGCTGCGAATGCCATGGTTGACGTTACGGCACCATTCCTCGAACTCCTGCGCGACCTTGCGAAGGTGGCCGCCGAGAACAAGGACGGGCTCGCAGCGCTCGCGCGCGAGGGGCTCGGGCTCCTGAGTGCAGGACTACAAACGGCGCTCGTGGGTATCGGTGCCGTGAACGAGGGCTTCCTCAAGGCCCGACTGGTCTACATCGACATCATCGGCTGGCTGACGAAGATGGCGTTCTCCTTCGAGTTCCTCCAGAAGGTCAAAGAGCATCCGCTCCAGCTTGCCGGCGCGTGGGAGGAGCTGAAGATCAAGGTCCAGGCCACGGACATCGTAACGAATCAAATGAAGGCCAGCGCCGAGGGCCAGGCCGGGGCGATCGCCGGCCTCGTGGACAAGGTTGGCTCGGCCAATGTGAAGTTCGCGGAGCTCGCCGCCGGTACGCGCATCCTCGGCCACGAGACCAGGACGCAGACAGGGGACTTTGACCTGCTCGGTGGTGCGGCCGTCGAAGCAAGTGAGGCGATCGCGAAGCTCGCCGCCGAAACAAAGAAGCTCCTGGCGACCGAGGCCGCGCAGTCCTACGAGGACATGGCCAAGGAACTCAAGGCGCTCGGCGAGGAGGGCGCGGCCGAGGCAGCGGAATCACTCGAGGCCATGGTGAAGGAGGCCAAGGCCCTCAAGGAAGCCGGCCTCGCGCAGCTCGGTGACGAGGCCGCGAAGTCCTTCGAGGGGATGGCCAGCGAGCTGAAGGACCTGGGCCCGGCCCTCACCCTGTTCGAGGAGGTCTCGAAAGCGATCGGCGGTGCGGTGCAGATCACGGACGCTCTCGAGTCCGCCTTCGCCCAAATGGGGATCAGCGCGGACCACGGCATCGGCCAAGCCGTGAAGGGCTTCGGTGACCTCGCCCACGCGGCGCAGGACGGGGCCAAGTCGTTCGCCGCGTTCTCCTCGGGCGACATCCTCGGCGGAATCACCAACGGCCTCAAGGCCCTGGGAGGCGTCATCTCCGGGGTGAAGAACATCTGGAACGGTCTGTTCGGCAAGGGCGAGATCATGAAGGTCAACGACATGCGCGACGCCTTCTTCGCGGCGCATGGCGGATTCGCGGCCTTCGGTGCGGAGATGGCCAAGGTCTCCGGCGAGGACTGGGCAGGCAAGATTTTCAAGGCCACGACGGTTGAGCAGTTCAACGCCCTGGTGAAGGAAGCGCAGGGCCTGCTCGACACCCAGGGCCAGGCGCAGGAAGCGCTCAACGCCGCGGTCGAGAAGTACGGGTTCACGATCGACGAGCTGGGCCCGAAGTGGGCACAGCAAGAGCTGGACACGAAGGCCGGCGAGCTGCTGAAGGACTACGAGTTGCTGAAGGCCAGCGGCATCGACGTCAATACGATCATCGAGCGCATGGGGCCGAACCTCAACGAGTACGTGCAGAGCGCGATCAAGGCGGGCTCCACGATCCCCGAGGCCATGCGGCCGGTCATCGAAAAGATGATCCAGAACGGGGAGCTGCTCGACGAGAACGGGAAGGCGTACGAGTCGGTAGAGGCCGCCGGGCTGTCGTTCTCGAAGACGCTGAGCGAGGGCATGGCCGAGGTGGTCGAGCAGATCAAGGCCCTGGTCGCCGCGCTCACTGGCATCCCGCAGTCCGTCTCGCCGATTCACGTGCCGGTGGTCTACGACGATCCCGGGTACGACGGGCGCCCCGGGCCCGAGGAGCACGCCGCGGCCGCGGGCTTCTCCGGCATGGTCTACGGGCCCACGCGCTTCCTCGTCGGCGAGTCTGGCCCCGAGCATGTCCAGGTGACACCCGCGGGCAAGGGTGGCCCCGGGCCGTCGAATGCCGACGTCGTGAGCGCGATCAACGGGATGCGCTCCGACCTCCGCAACCTTCCCTATGTGCTCGCCAAGGCCACGACCGCGGCCTGGGCCAAGGCGTAGGTCATGGGCGTCGGCTACACCTCGCTCGCGATAGAGGCCGAGTTCGCTGGCGTCGGCGGCGGCTGGACGAACATAACCGGGGACGTGCGCAACGCGAACCAGCAGATCACGGTCGGCTACGGGATCCGCGGCGGCGGACCCACCGCGCTCGTCGCCGACCAGGGTATCCTCACCATGGCGATGAACAACGTGGCCGGTGGGGTCCTCGGCTACTACGCGCCGAGCCACGCGAGCCACCGCTCCGGGTTCAGCCTCGGGATCCGCGTCCGGCTGTCGGTGGTCAGTGGTGGCGTCACCTACTACAAGTTCTTCGGCACCATCGACTCGATTCGGCCGGAGCCCGGGAAGCTCAACCGGATCTCGACGG